CTGGTTCATTGTCTTCAGAACCTCCAGCACCACTTCCACCATTTCTTGCACCACCTTCATAGGTAGGAGCTCCAGCACCACCAGTTGCAGTGAAACTATTGAATGTACTATTTCCACCATTACTACCATTTGTTGTTGTACCTGTTGACTTTGCACCACCATCACCAACAACGATCGTATAATTTCCAGCAGCTAAAGTTTGGGAAGTTCCTTCAACTAATCCACCAGCACCTGCACCACCAGTTGTTACAGTGTTACTTGATGCTTGGGCTGCACCACCACCTCCAGCTACTATAAGAAGATCTATAGTTAATGCAGTGCTTGTACTAAATCTATGAGTGCCAGGAGTCAAGAAAGAATGTGACCTATAATTAGTTCCACCTGATTCGTATTCTTGTTCTACACCACCAGTTATATTAGAAAAACCACCTATTTTTACACCAGTAACAGCAGCATCTGTGATACTTGCAGTTATTATTTTTGATAGTGCCATTATTTATTCTCCTATTTAGGTGTCCTATTATCTTCCACATATTTTTTAAAAGCTGTCTTTACATCATCTGTCCAAAGTGCTGTAGCTATTGTTTTTATTTTAGCATCACTAAATGGTTCTTTAGACATATCATGTTCTGTATAAACCCATTCTTTATTTTCTAAATCATAAGATGAGTTAATAGGTTCTACTAATCCTCTATGATAACTATTAGCTATCACATTCCCATCTTTTAAAACTTGGTCATTTCTTCGCCATTGAATAGTCCAACCTTCGTCTCCGACTACTTCTACTTTATCGTATATTGTTTTTTCTGTTAAAGCCATTTTTACCTCTAATCTATTGTTTGATATGTTATACTAAAACTCATATTGAAACTGCCACCCATTGAATTACCAGTTACTTGTGTTGTATCACTTGCATTTTGTGTTTTTATATCAACATAATTACTGTCTCCACCTAATGTCCAGATTCTATGTTGACCATTACCACTAGCAGAAGGAAACATACCAGAACCTAACCAAGTATTGTATGAACCACTGCCTTCTGTTGTGCCAGCTTTAAAAGGCAAATATATACCAAATTGATGACCATTTGTACTAGAACCACTTGGTGTAAATCTTACAGAACAAGTGCACATATTACCTACTTTTACATACATACCCTTTTCTGTAATTGAACCACCAGTTACACTATTTGAAGAAACTGCAAAAGTTCCCTCTTCATAATCATCGAGGACAGTAGCTGTTGAAGTTTCTGCACCTCCACTACCACCAGTTCCAGCAGAAGCATTAGCAAAGTCTATTCCTTTGTTAGCTGCAAAAGCTAAATTACCAGCAGTATTAAATCTTGCTCTTTCAGTACCATCAGTAAAGAATACCATTGCACTATTAGCTGCAACATTAGAATGATCTGCACTTATAGATAAAACTCCATTATTATAGAATAAACCAGCATCATTATTAGAACCATCATCAGTATCGGTTATATAAAGGTCTGGGTGAACACCCTTAACTCTTACATAGTCTTGACCTACAAGAAAACTATCAATGCTATTTACTTTAAAATCGATTTGGTCATCTGTATCGGCAGTTATACTCGTATCATTATCTGCATCTAGAATTAATTCTTGCCCTTGAATATCTACAGCACCACTGAACGTACCAGTAGTTGCACTCAAAGCTCCACTAAAAGTTCCAGTAGTTCCCACTAACCCACTAGTAAACGTACCAGCTGTAGCAGTCAGAGCCTGATTAGTCGGATGTGAAATACTTTGTACTGCTAACTCATCATATATAATATAAAAGTCATCTGTTCCTGCAACAGTACCTGTAGTTTCTAATGCAGTTCCATTAACTGTATAAGCAGTAGTTGGTTCTTGTCGCACATGATTTATATAAACAGATAAATCATTAGGACTTGATACTGCATGACTTAAAGTAAAGCTAGTACCACTTCCCCCTGTAAGATCTTGTTTTACCCTAGCCGAATAAGCATCAGCTAACGGATTTCCTACGTATGGCATAACTCCTCCTATGTACTAATTGCATCTACAACAGAAACAATTGCGTCTAATGAAGTTGCTGTATCTGATTTAATATATAGTCTATCTCCACTTATACAAACTACTTTAGCACCACCATCTATAAGCTCTAAACTTGAACCACTTGGAATCGGTGCATTCTTAATAAGATAATAGTTTGCACCACCACTTGTTATATAAGCTTCTACTGTAATTGATTGTGTATGAGTGTTTGCTAATCGTATTCCTACAATACAATCATAACTATCAAAGTTAGAACCATTAGGCATATCTACTGGAGTCGCCCCTATGTTTCTTTCTTTATATTGTCTAAAATTCTGTGCCATTATTTTCTCCCTATAATGCTATTGCCATTGCCACCGCAAAGCCTTGTGTTGCTACTTCAGCTGAGTTTACTTTGAAAGTTTTATTTACATTCCAAGTATCATCTGAGCTTGCATAAGTTAATGTTGCATCAGTATCACTTCCACAATCAACTGTAAGACCACCACCATCTGCAGCTCCTTTATTTGCAGCACCATTTGCAACAGTTATATTTTTATCTGCCACATCTAATGTTTGAGAATTTACTGTAGTGGTAGTACCATCTACTTGTAAGTTTCCTTTAATCTGAACAAGGCCTGTATTATTTCCTACCACTGCTGGGTCAATGACAAATGTAGCTGGACCTCTAAGTTCCCCAGCAAGAGTTACATTACTATTAAAAGCATTTGTAATTCTGGCATCAGCTCTTGCATTTGTATAATATAAATTAGATCCTTCTGATAAATTACCTGTATTATAAGTTGAAATAAAAGTTACAAATGAAGAACCATTATGCACTTTCATTTCGTCATTAGCAGTATCATACCATAAGTCGCCTTCACCTACTGTACCGCCTGTAGGCGCAGAGCTAGCTATAAAATAAGTATTGGCAAAAGTATTTACATTAGTTATATTTGTAGCAACCGTATTAACATTTGCTATATCATCAGCTACGTCTTCTACATGACTAACATTACTAGCTACAACACCAATATTACTTATAACACCACTAGCATTTAAAGCAGCCATATTACTTATAACATTAGTGCCATTTAAGTTAGCCATATGTGTAATAACATTGGTACCATTTAAGTTAGCCATGTTAGTTACATTAGCACTTGTACCTAAATTATTCATATGTGTAATAACGTTAGTACCATTAAGGTTATTCATGTTAGTTACATTCTGACTTGTACCTAAAGCTAACATATCCGCTACTGCTTGAGTTGTACCCAATCTTCCTACTTCAGTAGCTTTACCTGCAACAGCTGTTACATCACTATCTATTCCTGCAACTGTTGCAATATTACTTATAACACCACTAGCATTTAAAGCAGCTATATTACTTATAACACCACTAGCATTTAAGTTAGCCATATTAGTTACGTTAGTACTTGTACCTAAATTATTCATATGTGTAATAACATTAGTACCGTTTAAGTTATTCATGTTAGTTACATTTTGGCTTGTACCTAAAGCTAACATATCTGCTACTGCTTGAGTTGTGCCTAACCTTCCAATCTCTGTAGCTTTACCTGCAACAGTTGTTACATCACTATCTATTCCAGCTACGGTAGTAACATTAGAATCTATATTTGCAACTTTTGTTACGTTAGCATCTATATTTGCAACTTTTGTTACATTAGCATCTATATCTGCAACTTTTGTTACGTTAGCATCTATATTTGCAACTTTTGTTACATTACCTGCAATACCTGAAACAGTATTAATATGACCTTGCTCTGTAGTTGTAGGTTTAATTAATATCCAAGCCGAACCTGTCCAGGATTTAATTAAGTTATCACTTGAATTAAAATACAATGCACCTGTTAATAATGCATTACCATCATTGTCTACACTAGGATCACTACTTTTGCTTCCTAAATATCTGTCATCGAATTCATCAAAACTTGCAGCGGCTAATGCAGCCTGCTCAGTTGCTGTTGTTGCACTAGCTGCCGCTGAATCTGCGGAAGCTTGAGCTGCTGTTACATCTGCTGCTATTGCAGTAGATAATGTAGATAATATTACACTATCACCTGTATTGAATAGACCACCTTTAGATTCATCAGTAGTCGATCCTATTTTATTTGTTGTATCTGGAGCTGCTGGTGTTGCCATTAGATTAACCCTCTTCCGTTATAAGTTACCTGAATATTTCCTCCAGAAGCATTACGCTTAGCATCCTCATCATTTAGTTCTAATATTTCTTCATTAAATAATTGTTTGTATTTAGCAGCTTGATCATCATCTTGTAAATAAGCAAAGGCTTCTGCTAAAGCTCCCATTAATAGAACTCTTTCATTATCATCTCTTAACCAGTTGTATGTTTCATTACCTACATACTTATCACTGTTAGTATTTGAAAATGTTAAATCAATATTATCACTGAGTGTTTGTGCAGTATCTACAACAATACTAGCTTGATTATTATCATTAGTTACTAGAGGTGCTCTACCAGTAGAAGTATTAAGTGTTACGCCAGTACCTGATAACTCCATAGTATCTGTAATAGTTCCTGTAGCTCCAGAAACATTTTTAATATCATCAACAGTAATTGCTTGAGAATTATTTACAGCCACATTTACTTTAGCAGTTACTCTAGTTGTATCGGCAGCATTAGCTTCTTCTTGTGTAGCATAAGCAGTATTAGTATTACCATCTACAAAATATAATCTAGTAGTTCCACTGTTTGATTGTGTTAAAAATCCTGCAGCGTAGTTAGATGGGTTAACTGAATACAAAGCATTTAATGCTGGTAATCTTTTATAATAATGTAATTCTATCTTATCAGGCTTTCCTACGTTTCCCTGATTAAATCCAGGTGATAGTAATAAAGTATTACCGACTCTTGACCAATAAGCCATGTAATCATATTTTTCTGCATACCAATCGTTATAAGTTCTGAGATCAGTCTTCTCATTAAATACTCTACAAGTTCTACCAGCTGAATCTATTTCTCTTATCTGTATAAATTCTATTAAATCTGCTGGTAAAGTTAATTCAGTTTTACTAGGAACTAATGCATTTCCAGATGTAGTAGCATCAAGTAAAGCAGCTGAAGTATAAGTTATAGTACTTTCAAGAGATGCAACTCTAAGATTCCTATAACACTTATCTGCAGCATATCTTAAACAATCTTGAATCCTGGTATCAGATAATACAGATGAATCTTTATTAGACCAATCCCTTACTAATGCTGTAAAGTTTGCATAAGTTGGCATAATTATCTCCCTAAGTGTTTACAAGCAAATGTTTATATTCCGTCTGTAATATGTACTTTAGCTTTTTCATTTTATCATTATCACGCATAAATGTAGTTTCATGTAGATCTATTCCGTGATCTTCTTTAATTTTAATAGCTACAATATCAGGTATAGTGGCCATTTTTCTAAAGCCACTTTTATTTTCTTTTCTTCCAAAGTATGACTCTCTATCTCTATCTAGCTGAGCACTTTTTAAATATTGTGAAACATCTTGATTAGCTTCCCAGTTACCTGTAGCTAAATCAAATCCTGCTCTAATACCTTCCTTTGGTTTTATTGTAGAACTACCAAATGTAAATTCGTTTTCTTTTGCCATCCTCAACCCCTATTAAGTAGCTGGTTCTGTGATAGCAATAAATCTACCAGTCTTACCAATGTAACCTAATAAGTCTCCAGCTGTTGCTGTACTAGGAGTTCCTTGTAATATTGGTATAGGTGAAGCACCTGCAGCTTCATTTGTTTGAAGAAGTTGTAAGTGAGTTAATTTATAACCACCACCTGTAGCTGCACCTATTCTGTATACACACTTTTCTACTGGGTATATATTTCCTGCATTTGTTTTTATAACGTACATAGTTCCCTCCGTTATTTTATTATCTACATGATACGATGTTACCACCGCCTTTATAATACTTAGCTGTTTTTAAATTAGTAGGATTACCTTTGCTATCAGTATTACCTTTAAACTTAGGTCTGGGTGTAGGTTTGTCAATATTTGAATACATTCCAGCTCTCCACATTCCTTTTTTTTGTTGAGCTTTTGCAGTCACTGCTTTTTTATAAGCCTTTTGAGCTTCTACTTTTTTCTTAGCTATTGGATTTGCTTGAGGCATATCTATCTCCCTGTTATGACGTTACCGCCTTTTTTATAGTAGCTTGAAACTTTACCGCCCGTAGCATACTTTGTTCCAGTTATACGTATATTATCTGTAAGCTCTCTTTTCTTGAAACCTGGTATTGGAACACAGTAGCCTTTAGCTACATCATACTTTTCTCCTTTTGGACATACTGATTTAGTAGTCATATTTATTCTCCCAATAAAAAGGAGAGACTAATTAAAGCCTCTCCTGAATAGTATTTAGTTAAGTCCGTAGATTGCTCCACATCCTAATGGGTTACGTACTTCAAGAGTACATTCTTCAACCATCATACCTTTAGTTGAATCACCCTGCTGACCTACGTCAACCTCTTGTAGAGGTCTTAGGTAAGCTGTAGAGAACCACATTGGATCATAAATCAATGCAGAGAAGTTAGCCATGTCTGGTCTAGCGTTACCAGTCAAGAAAGTACTTGCATGGTTATCACCTAACATCTGAGCATTAGTATAAGATAGACCCATAATATAGTTTGGAACTACCATGATGTCACCGAAATCTGACATGTAAACGTCAACTGATTGTCTCAGCTTTCCTTTCTCGTCAATATTTCTAACTACTCCAGTATCACTAACCATTAGGTCAGAGAAGTCCCTTCGTATTTTTGGTGAAACCATAACCTTAGTAGCTTTACCACCTTCTTCATAGATCTTCTGCATAACAGAATCAACGTCAGTAAGTGCTAAGCTTCCTCTTGTTGGAGCTGTACTTCCACCTACGTTAATAGTAGCTCTTGCTGTTTGAGTACCGTTATTATCAGTATGACTTCCAGTACCTGTAGCAGGATCTGTAAACTGACCTACATAGACACATGTAGAAGGACTGTTAATAAAAGCTTGGTAACCAGCAGCAGTTCTTGCATTATCGTTACCTAAAGTAGGTACACTAGAATTAGCAGTATTCATTGAATGAATCATATCAAATTCAACGTCTCTTCTTAATTCTGTACCACGCTTCTTAAGCTGGTATGCATATTCATCTGCAACACCTGCTTGATCAACAGCTCGTCTAGTTCCTGACACAGCAATAGTTTTACCATTGATCTGTGTGTAGTTACCTAGTCTGCTTCTGTCAGGACCACTTACACTAAATGTATCGCCTGGGCTAGCAGTAGGTGCTACCCAATCTTGACCTTCAGCTATTACTGAATTGCCAGGTGCTTCTAGTGTATCTGTTTGCCATTCATGATAAATAGCAGTTGCTTTACCTTTACCAATAGATGATGTAAAAGGTGTCTCATCTCTGGTAATCATTGTTATAAAATTAGCTAGATCTTCTCTTTCAGAAACATCTGCGCTTGATCCACGGGCTGGACCACCTGGGCCTCTAGTACCGCGAACACCTAAATTTACAGCCATATTTTTTTCTCCCTGTAATTATAAGTTAGACAGTGAGCGCTCGGCATAACCTCTTAGAAAAGCATCTTGATCGGCTTTAGATGAATCTTTACTTAAAGCTCTTTTCCTTAAAGCCTGTGCTGCATCAATTTTCTTTTGTTGTACAGGTCTAGACTTTCTGGTAGGAATCTTTTTAAGAGGGGCTGCTTTTCTTTTTACAGAACCTTTACTGACTCCTTGCTTTAAAATACGATAATCATTAACAAACTTAACAATAGCAGGATCAACAATAGTATCTAGTACTTGTTCGTTAATACCTTCTTTAAGTGCAAACTCACGAATATCTTTAGCAACTGTTTCATTAAATCCAGGAATTAAAGTTGGAATAGCTTCACTAAATAAATTTAATTGAGCGTCCCAAACTTTTTGCATTTGCTCCTGAGATTTTTCTGCTACAGTCTTTTGAAGTTTTTCACGCTCTTTGCGAGCGGTCCAATATTCTTTTTGCTTTTGTTCTCTCTTATCTTTAAGATCACCAAGATCGTATGTATTACCATCTTTACGAGCTTCATCAATTTGCTTTTCAAGATCATGAAATACTTTTGCATGTTCTTGTTCAGATTTATATAATACAGCTACTGAAGCATTAGACATTGTCTGTACTTCTTGCAACTTATTATTATAATCTTCTTCAAAGCTTTTCCTTGCGTCACCAAGTTCACGACCCTTTTTGGATAGAGATTGTTCAGTAGAATAACCTTTAATAAGATCATTAAAAGAAACTTCAGTATCAGCGCCATCTATCTTAATAGCTACTTTAGCTTCTAAGTCTAATTCTTCTGGAGTAAATAATGTAGTATCTTGGGTAGCGGATTCAACATCGGCATCCTCACCTTCACTCTCAACTTCTTCAGTATTAGCTTCTTCTTCAACTTCTTCTTTTGCGGGTTCATCAGTTTCCTGTGGGTCTTGTATATCTTCTGATTCACCCGGATCGATTTCAGGTACTTGCTCTTCGGTTGGAGATTGTTCTTCGCTCGGTACAAAGTCCGAGTTAGAAACAATGTCGGCCAGCAATTGTTCTTCAGTTCGACCATCCGGTGCAGTAGAGTCAATCCTAGGTGGAGTAGAGTCTACTTGTGCTTCGGTATTTTCACTCATATTAGCTTACCTCTTTTTTTTTAATAGTAGGCTTTTTAGAATTCTTTTGTTCTAATATTTTAGAATATCTATCTTTCATATCGTATAAATAATATATTTTATCACAGTTAAGTTTAGTTTTACCACCACTCCTACTCGAATCATATTCTAATGTATTAATCATTTCATTAACATTTATTATTAATGTATTGTAATCAATTTCCCTTATTGTCATTATTGTCCTCCTGTAAATACGGAATGTTCTTTCCATAAGTCTCGAAGTTTATCATTTTCTCTTTGACACTTCCTAGTGCCATAGCAGAAGAGTAGAGGAACTCTCGAGATTTAGTTTCATGAGGATCAGTCTTTAACCATTCTACAAATAGATCTATTAAGACTTCCCCATATACTTCATCATAAAATTCAGTTCTTTCTTTAGATGCGAAGTGCCCTTTAACGTGGGCACGACGCGCTAATTCTTCAGGATGTATTTTATGATTACCGTATGATTTTTTATTTCCCAGCCTCTTCTCGGCTGTCTCACGGTATTTATCCATTACTTATCCGCCGAATGCAGATACTAGTAATGGTGTCACAACTTCCTTTGTTAGGCCTAGAGCTAGTACTAGCTTGATGCCAAAACTAACGATGCCTGAAAATGTAATCGGATCCATAATGTCCTCCTTTAATTTATTTTAATAAGCTTGGGTTTCTTTTCTTCTGGAACAACTCGTTCCAGTTCTACAGTTAAAAGACCATCCTCTAACTTTGCGTCTTTAACTATTATGTCGTCTGCTATAGTAAACTCTTTAGTAAACTTCCTATAAGAAATTCCTTTGTACACATTCTTAGTATCTGCACTATTTTCTTTAACAGACTTTACAGTTAATATATTCTCAGCTACTTTAACTTCAATATCTTTTTTATTAAAGCCAGCAAGTGCCATTTCAATTTTAAAATTATAATCATCCTCCTTAACAATATCATAAGGTGGATATGAATTACTTACCCTAGAACTATTAGCAAGCTGATCGAACAAACGATCAAAGCCTACAGCATAAGGTGTTAATGTATTAAAGTGATCAAATAAAGTTAATGTTTGATTCATAAGTTTATCTCCTTCTTAAGCAAGATCTATGTAACCCTATAAGGCGTTACGATTAATTAGGTACTGATGCGTCAATACCATCTAAGTAGTTCATCATTCCTAACAAACCACTATCATTAGTTATGCCATCAAATACATTTAAATCACCATTAAGAATTGCATGTTCTATTTCTAATGCTATTGCTTTAATGTCATCAGGCATATTAGTATACGGTGCCATGCCTACCATTCCGGTTCTCATGCCACCCCATGTATCTTCACTTTCCCACATACCATTCATGAGGGCTTTTATTCTTGATACATAATAAGGACCCCAATTATCCATAATAGAAGTTAACTGAGTCTTAGGTGCAAAAGCAATCATATCTGATGCTTGACCAAATGCATATATATTTTTAGATGCAGCAGTTTGTAAAGGTGCTGGTGAATCAGTATGTTGTGTAATAATATCTACACCACCAGTAATTAAAACTTCTGCAGCTTGTGCTTCTTTAGCCGGGTCATACCAAGTATTAACCCATATTATATCTAAATCAAAATCTGGATTTACACTAGTAGCACCAAGATAAAATGCATTGATTCCTCTTATAACTTCAGGAATTGGGAATGAAGCTATATAACCAGCTTTACCTGCTTTACTCATATGTCCAGCAATTACACCTTGTATATATCTTCCTTCATAGAATCTACTACTATAAACACTTATATTCTCAGAGCGCTTATAACCTGTAGCATGTTCAAATTTTACATTTGGAAATTCTTTAGCAACTTTTAAAGTTTGATCCATATAACCAAATGAAGTAGTAAATATAATGTCTACACCACTTTGAGCCATGTTACGCATAACCCTAGCAGCATCAGGACCTTCCGGTACTGACTCAACATATACTGTTGATACTTTATCACCTAGCTCGTCTTCAACCATTTGACGACCTTGATCATGCATGTATGTCCAACCATGATCTCCGACTGGACCTACATAAACAAATCCTGCCTTTACATGGTTCTTAAGTACAGCTCCGCCTGCAAAGGCAAGAGTTGGTAATAATAATATTAATGTTAGTATTGAAAATAATTTTTTCATTTAGAGTCCTTCTTTTTTTAATATTAGTTAGTATTTATTTAAGCGCTAGCTTGAAGCACATAAACTTTTTCGTTAACTTGTGCAGCAGTACCGTGTGCAGTCTTAACACTAGTTAAAGTATGGTTACCATTATTAAGTCCTGTTATTCTTGAAAAGTCTTTTGCAGCTATATATTGGTTAGTTAGCACATCAGTACCACCAGTTGCTACATTAAAAGTAAGTGGTGAATCAGTGTCGTTACAAACCATTATAACGCCAGCAGCTGAACCTGCAGCGGTTGCGATATTTCCTGATTGAGCTGCGCCTGCACCAGCAGCACTTATTGTTACTGTTTCTACAGTTGCCATAATTATTCTCCCTGTTGTTGAGGTTGTTGTTGAGGTTGTTGTGGCCCTTGCAATATTTGCTTTGCCATCATTATTATCTGAGCATAATCAGGATGCTTAGGTAATTGTGCACCTTCTTTAGTTGCCTTAATAGTAAGGTCAGCCCATTCTTGAAAGTGTCTATCAATTGATACTGCTAATTGTTTAGAGTTATCATCTTGAGTATTTTTAGTTTGTGCATGAGTAAAACCAACATTGGCCTCCGCTAAAGCGGAATCAGCCATAGCCTTCTTTTGCTCTAGCTGCTTCATCTGTTTAAACTCATCTGTAGTATAATCTTCTAAGAAATCATTACTATCTAAGTTCATTGCTTCTAATAGTTTCGTAGCTAAGACAGCAGGTGCTTCAGGTTTAATAACCATGCCTACACCCTGGTTGTTTAACGCAGGTAATATTTCTGTACCTACTTTACCAAGTTTAGTAATAGTATTAATGTTAGAGTTCTCACCAATATCTAATAGTATTTCTACATCCATCTTATTTGGTAATGCTTCTATATTAACTGTGCCATATACACCATCAAGGTTATAAGACATATTACCTTTCATATTCTTACGCATTGTTTCATAGATACCGGCTATTAATCTTTTAAAGCCCGTCTCAGCAAATCGTCTAGCAATGTGTTGTATACGTTTTTGCGCTGCAGACTGCACAGCCTGTAGTTTTTGTTCTGAGTTACCTGATATATACAAAGTATCATTAAGGCCTTGTGCGGCCTTCGACATGCCCGTTGCCTGCTCTTTTATAAGCTGTAAGTATTCTAATAACGGTACTGTACCTGTAGATATTGTTTCAGGTGGTAACTGTTGTACTGCATTTACCGGATTACCATTTGTCGGTATGATCTGCTTAGGCTTCATGTTTTGTAATGCACTGAAGTCTACAACATTCGGATCAGCTAACTTAGGTGAGTAGTTTGTTAAGTAAGTATTCTCTACAAACCCACGTAAAATTGCTGTGCTTGCTAATGTAGAAGACCTGCTAAAATCTGCCATTGACAATCCATAGAATTCAAACGGTATATCAATAGGAACAATAGAAGCTAACGGTATATCTTCTATGTCTGTCTCTTGTAATATTACATCACCAACAGAAACAATATGTTTTAATTCAGCAATACCATCTCCGTCTCTATCAACATTAATCCATGATTCTGTTAATACAATATTTCTATTTGCTTCTAATGGAATTAAATCATGCTGAGCTCCACCCTGCCAATATGTTTGACCGGTAATTTCTTTTCTAGCTGCAACATCTTCAGAGTATTTAGTTGAACCTAACCATTCTTCATCTGATAGATCATCCCATTCCTGTATCTCTTCAGCCATATCCGGATATAACTTACGTAATTCTGAACGAGTCATTTCAGTTTGTACACCTACAAATGTTGAATCTTCAATTGATGTAGCATCTCTAGATATTCTAAAGTTTTCTGGTGGAATAACTTCTATCTTAACTCGTGACTTGTCTATTGTTTTCTTTACACGTACATTAACATATAATAGTTCTGCCTGAGGAGTTTCAGGGATACTACCATCTTGTAAAGGAGGTGCTTCAGTAAATACACTTTCAGATTGTAAGTCACCTACTATCTCTACACTATCATCAGATAATAGCTCATCTAGATTTGCCTGTGAAATCTGTTCGAACTCTTCAAATACATAATCATAATCTTCAATATATGTCCAACGGCATACAGCATTCTTCCATAATAAAGATGCTTTTATCCATTGCTGTAGTATTTCCCAGCCATTATTCTTTTTAAACAAACAATAATTAACTATATTACCTGCATCTTTAGCGGCTGCAAAACTACCAGGAGTCTCATCATATGGTATAAATCGTGCTAATCTGTGGTTACTTAAGAACAAATCTGAGATAATAGCGGTATATGCTTCTACAACTTCAGTAGTTGAAGTATCAACAATAGTACTAACACCCTGTGGTGTTAAGTGACTCTCAGCTAATCCTGCATATTCGTACGTAGCTTTTAATCTTTCTCGTGAAAGATCTGCGCTATTTAACCAATCACCTGTAGAGTTTACAACTCCTGTCTCAATCATTTGTATTAATTGTTCATCGGTAACCTTTTCTTTATAACCATCAGGCTTACTCATTGTAAACCTCCTTCATAGGTAGCCATCTTTTTCTTTGATGCTTCTATATCTTTTACTGTGTAAGATCCAGCTTTAGGTAAGGTTCTTTCTTTTGTTTTCTTTTTATTCTTACCACTTAAATACTTTGGATCTTTACCCTCTTGTATATATCTTTCAAACATATTCCGCTCCTGGGATTAATCATCACATGTACATTGTTTCTTTTTTAATTCTATTACTTCTTCTATTAATTCCGCATTACGCTTTAATAATTTATAATGCGCTTTCTGATGTTCTTTTAAATCCATTTTAATTAACCAGAGTTCTTGTCTTGCAGCTAACATCTCTCTTCTTAATGTTTCTTCAAAACTTTCCTCATGATTATTCCATCCGTCCCCTTTTAAAATCATTGCTATCCTCTTCTACTCATCCATGCTGATGCACCCATGTATGCACCGACTATACCAGCACCGGATATATAAAATAAATTACTTACATCTGACAATGCTTTTACTCTATCAAGTGGGACCCACGGCAAAAACATTGCCGCGGTAAACACACCCATAGCTATTAAAGTATACCTTGCCATTCTTAATTGTGCAAGTTCTTTACGTAATAATGACTCAGTTGATTTTATTTCTTTTAGATGAGCAAGTTCTGCATCGGATACAATACCATCACCATCTTCATCGTACTCGTTGAACTTTGAGTTTTTCTCTAAGTTTTTTTGAATTGCTTTCATGATCATGTTTTTTCTCAGGTAATTTAGTTTCTAAGTTATAAGTTTTTCTAACTTTATGTATCCTCATTTTAATTAAGCTAACTCTATCTTCTAAGTCCATAATCCATTTTTCCACTGATGTAAATGCGTTTCAATAAACTCATCAGTATGTTTTTCTTTAAGATCTGAATATAATTTTAAATTATCCCATAGAACTTTTCTATTATAGAAATGACTTTCTAATTTATTTTCTGAACAATAATTATCTATATTACTCATTGCTTCTTGTAGTTTCGTTGTTGTCACCATTTCTTTCCCTCACCCGTTTAACGAAAGCAATAGCCTCAGCCATTGATGGTATGTATACGCCTTTAGCTGCTATACCGTTTTGATAACGTATAGCCGCACGCCGTATCTTTTTCATTGTATAAAGATATGATATACTAACAAACCAATTATTAATAGTTTACCGTAATCTAAATCCCAAGCTGTGCCTTCACCAAATTTTTCACTAAATTTTTTAAATCTTTCTCTCATATAATTCTCCCTTGTAGGTGGCGGATTTATCCCCTGCTTCCGCCGGAGCAGCGAGGACAATGGGAACTCTTAAAGCCATAGTGTCTCGTCTTGTACAAAAGATTCTCCTGACTTCTGAGACCATGGTACTTTATTTGCAGTTAACTTGTCGTAGTGTGTTCTTAGTGCCTCTAAGGCAATAGCTGTAGCCATGACAGTATCATCATGACACCCAGGAGCAGCCTCAGTTCTTCCGGATTCGGTACTAACATAATCTTTTAGTTCCTGTATAATTGTTTTAGAAACAATCCATATATCATCATTCTCTACAGCATTCTTAAGGTTACCTATAATATGAGGTTTAGTAACTTGTGTTGTTCTAAATCCTGGCACCTGACCTTCTTCTTTTGATATTGAAGAGATCTTTGTTTGTTTGTATAAATTTATATAATTCATCTGTGATAGTCTAGATAACGTTGCAACACCCATTGAATTACTTTCTACAATTAGTAATGCATTGTTATAGTAACGACCGAGATAAAACAACAAATCACCAAACTTACTTGGATCAATATAACTATCTCGATACAAAGCAATTACTCTTCTGTCTGTATCCATAACTACAGCACAAGAATAATCTTGACCTACACCTAATGCAACATCGGCAGCAACAATATAATTACTATCCCAATCAGGATATTCCCATATATGTAAGTTACCGTCTGTTGATTGTCCCCATGTTAATGAATCAAATTCAAATATCATTTTCTTATCAGGTTCTACAGGTTTTAACTGCATTACCTTATCCATAGCAAATACAGATTTACCTGCTACAATAAAAGCTTCATCGGGAGTTGCCGGGTATTCCTGGCGGAACTTTAGTTCCCCACCTTCAGCAATCTTTAACCGACGCCAGTAGAGTTGTCCATCGTTCAACGCATGTTGCTCTACCAGTAATTCCTCTTCCGAGGAACGTTCGAAGTCTTCTGGTGGCTCTCTAGTATATTCGGGTGTAGAGAACCATGGAAGAAATATCGGTAAGTATTCATTCTCGCCTTCTAAGGCACCTTTCCATAATCTATAGAATTCACCTTGAGCGCCGTTAGCTGTTGACTCAAGTATGACTTCTGTACCTGGAGCTTCTGATATACCCTGGAACAAACCAGCTAATATCTTTTCATCATGCTGCCAGAAGGCAACCTCTGATAAATGTGCAATCGTTGGTGTTGTACCACGACCAGCTTCAGGAGATCCTGCAGTATACAAACGATAAGATGATATAGGTTTATCACCACCTTCTTTTATAAAGTGAGGTGAAGATATAACAATCTCTTTCGCATTCGATTTAACTTCATTCGGTTTATAGGTTGACTGCATGTTCTTAATAATGTTTTTACTTAAATTAAAAAGCGCGTCAGATGTTGCACTATCATGAGCCATGACAACTGAGCGGGCATGTGGAGTGAAATATGTTTTCCAAAATACACGACCAGCACAATAAGTACTAATACCTTGCTGTCTAGCTTTCAATATGATTGCGCGAACCTTTCCTGTATCCTTCAACTGTTTTTCTAAAAGTTCTGTAATTTTTTCTTGACAACTGTTGAAGGTAAAATCAATGAAGCCCCTCCTTGCATCCTTAGTAATAATTTTAATATTCTCAGAAGCGAAGGAAGTAAAATTAGTTTCATATTCTTTTAACTTGTTTCTTTTATTTTTTTCTTCGAGAAGTTTCAATAGTTCTTTCTTTCTATTCATAAACTCCTCCTCAGGTTTTAACTTTAAGGGGACATTTAAATTTAAACGTCTCCTATAAGGGGGGATCTATATATTATATACTATCTTAAGAATAAGTCTAATTAACCCAAAAAATATATATACCCCCTTTAGATCCTCTACCCCCTAACTTCTCTCCTACTCTCTTTCCAACATTCTCTTAGGGCCGTTGGCCCTTCCTCTCACATTAACTTTCTTCTCTCTCTTTACCACCTTCCTTCTTCTGTATACACATCCGGGGTAGGAGGAGGGTGGCATCCCGCATCTGAAAGGAGGATAGATGCGGCAACCCGTACAGGTAAGGCGGATCTCTTACCACCCTAGTAGGACGGGGAACAGGCTCCTACTCCCAAGTATACCCTGGGACATACTGGGTATACCGTCTGGCAGGCGTACGATGCTACCTTAGTAGAGGAGGTTAAGCCTCTACCGGTGGTTAGGACTGCATCCTAACTATGAGGTAAGTTGATCCCTCCGACCTGGGCATAGTCGTTAAACTGCCACCACTACATTCAATTTTAACCACAGCTATAGGAGGACATTATGGCTAAAAGAGTAACTGTTCTTGTCTGCGGAGGACGAGACTTCAACGACTACCAATGGTTCATGAAGCGTTTCGACGACTTCAGTGCTTACATTAAACGTGAGTTCGACCAGGAGGTAACTACTATCATTCACGGTGCTGCACGAGGTGCGGACTCTCTTGCTGCAAACTATGCATTTACTTTAGGTATTGAGCAGAAAGACTTCCCTGCTCAATGGAACGTGCATGGTAAATCGGCTGGTCCAATAAGGAATCAGCTTATGCTTGACCAGGATCCTGACTACGTTATAGGATTCGAAGGTGGTAGAGGTACTAACCACATGCTCTCAATTGCGAGAGCTAAAGGTACTACAACATTTCATATAAGGAAGCGCACTTAAGCGCTTTCTTTCACCACAGCTGTAAAGGAGGTACATTATGGCTAAATTTGTTATAGAGACCCAAGGTCTCGAAAACTACGGTGCGCACGATGGTTCTGCGGATCGTTGGAAACTCAAGAACGGTGAGACGTACATCGTCACTGGGTTTGACCGTGAGCAGGATGCAATAGCATTCGTACTCGACCTTATAGATAATACTTCGCAGTATTGGAAGTACTATCCTGCTAAGGTATCTGACTACAATACGTGGTTGGATGACATTAGCTGGTCGCATGAGTATACGATGCACTGCCTCAAATATGCTCAAAGGGTTGATGCTAACGGTACTGTGGATAACAGGATACCGGATAGCTTTAAAGATATTCTGGAAAGAAATCTTTAAGTAATCCTTGTAGAGCCTAGAGAAACCAAGACACTCTAGGCTCTACTTAATGAGTCGTTGACTCTTCCTATAACATTCTTTTAAAATCTTAAAGAGCCTTCGGCTCTTTCTATTACATAAATTTCTCTAATACTACCTGACCTAAGCATGTCTGTAAACTGCTTCGTACTATGCAATAATGCTTGTACGTCCCCTAACCAAGGAGTCATGTTATGCAAAACGCAAACATACCACACGTTAACCCTGTTCACAATTCAGCGCAGATGGAGAGACTCGTTCTCTTCCTCCAGGATCCTAAGATCCAAAAGCGCGTTGATGCCGGTGAAATGGTAGTAACGTACACTGTATCTGTTAACCATTTGTTTGTTAACAAATACCTCAAGCTTCCTCCAGTGCCTAATAATGTAAAGGCTGCTGAGAAGCAAGACGATACTCTCGTCTAACACTCCTAAACTCCGGCCGCCTAGAGCGGCCGTAGTTTTTTAAGAATACCGACATGTATCCGGCATGTCTAGAGTTACTCCGTGGTGGAGAGGTCGGCAGCCGAAAGGCTGTCGCCTTTTTTAGATAACCGACACGCGTACCGGCATGTGACGCTGACGCGTACCGGCATGCGGTAGTATCGTTGAAGTTTACTTGGAGATTAGCAGGAATAGCTCAAAGATACCCGCCGACGTCCTAACATCTTTTCTTAGAGACTTCGTCTCTTCCTATAACATTCTTTTACTGATAACCTTAACCAACTATGGAGAATCGCTCATGCGACCAGTACAACCCTCATCCGAAGATTTAGATCTCAAAACAGAGTTCTTATTAATCTTCATAAAGTTCGAAAAGATCAATGCGAAACTTGATCTTATTTTAAATAAACTTGAGCCTAATGCTGAAGATCTTTTGTCTCAATCTGAAATAGACATGATGCATTCTTGGAAAGCTCAAGCAAAAGCTATAGAGCTTAAAGAATCCTCTTAGAGAGGCGTTGCCTCTTTCCCCTACATACTATCTATAAATAGTAGAGCTACTTTACTTGTAATACAGTATCACAGAGCCTACCAGCTATTCCTATAGCAAAACAGATAGTAACTGTACAGCCTGAGCAAGCTGTAATAAAACTGCTCATCTTCATAATATAACTAGAACACTTTATACTAGTCAGCGAGTGAGTGAGACCCATTCATTAACTCACTAGTATGAAGAGCAAGCTAGTTATATTATGAATCTTTTATTTTAACCCTCTAGCATAGAAAGGTACTATTCATGCAGAACTTTGAAGCAAGAAATTATCGTATTGATAATGTTGAATTGAATTGGGCTAAATTAGCCAAACCCGTTAACCCATTTGGCACTGAGCAATGGGAGTTGCAAATAGCTACAACAGATAAAGCTATTGCAGATGGATGGACTCAAAACCATCTTAACGTTAAGCAGGATAAAGTAGATTCCTCTAAGTTTACTGTGTCTCTTAAGAGAAAAGCAGTTAAAGCTGATGGATCTGCTAATGGTCCTGTAAAAGTTGTAGATGCTGCTGCTCAACCATTTGCAGATGTTTCCACATTAGGAAATGGCTCTGTTGGCAATGTAGTTATCTATCAGTATCCCTACGAAACTGCTGGTCGTAGTGGTATCGCTAGTTCTCTAACAGCTGTTCAAGTTATTGAACTTAAAGAATACTCTGGCGCTGTTATGTTTGAACCAGTGTCTGTGGACACACCAGCAGAACCTAAAACTGCCGAAGAGATGCCGTTTTAGTTAGCTGAAAGAATAGTCTAAGGTACGTTAAGTGCCTTAGACTACGCTTTTTAAAGAATACCGACATCCGGAGGATCTTATGAAAATGCGTTGTACTAATACTAAACAGGTAATTCTAACTGAACCTCTGGAAGACGATGAAGTCGTTAGTGTAATCGCTTTAGCGAGCGCTCTTGATAACATTTCATGTACTGTTAGTGAATCAGGTAAAATACTATTATTTAAATGTGATGATCTTGAAGATGTTTTTGGAATTCTATCAAGTCATGGCTTAATAGAATATATAGGAAGTCTAAAAGAAATTATAGATTGGGATATAGTTTCTGGAACCAATAGCAATAATGCTAATATAATTCAATTAAATCCCAAAGAAGGAAAATGATATGAGATATATTATTGTACTATTAGCAGCAAGTGCACTTAGTGCTTGCTCATTTATGCCACCGCCACTAAATGATCCTCATGTTTCTACATTCGGTAAGAAATGTAATGAAGAAGTATGGAGTTACATCTGGATTACTAAAAGAGGTGAGGATCTTACAGCATCTGAAGAAAACTGTAAAATTCCAATTAAACAATGAGTGATCCTAAATACCTAAGTGGTAAAGGTAAAGTCATAGATAATGATAAACCTACCACAGTTCCTTTAATGACTGAAGAGTTCAAAAAGAATTATGCAGCTGAACTCAAAGAAGAAATCATTAAGAAAGCTAATGTTAATCGTGAGTGGGCTAAAACCCACTTAGAAGTTATTATGTAGAAAGGACTGCTTATGTCAGTTTATAGATTACCTCGAAATCGTAAAAATGATTATCGTACACCTAGTTATCGTTTCACAGTAGCTAGTAAAGATGATCCAAGTCTAGTTGCTCTTAAAGAAGGTATTGCTTTAAGAAATGCTCAAGTAAGAAAAAGTGTTAGAGCATATAATAAAATTAGTGACTATGATAAACTTTATACTGTCAGACTCATGGCACGTGGACCACGTAGATGGCATACTAAATATAAATCGTCTCTTGTAAGATACTTCAAAGGACAACACATGGTTCCTCAGAATCAGAAGCTATTACATTTCAATGCAGACTCTAATCTAAATCATAAGTTTGCTGAAGAGTTTGATGTTTATGTACATAGATCCAGAGAAATGGAAAGCACTTTAAGAACTGAAATAAACACTGGTCTAAGTACTGGAGATCAAAGTAAAATACGTAAACTTAGAAGTGAAATCTGGCATCTAGAATTCAAAGCAAAGAATAAAGTAAAGCATGCGTGATTGGCTTGATAAAATAATCTTCATACTTGAAGATGCTCTATCGTCTCAACAACTATTACCTAAAGACCTTGAGCAAAAAATAGATCTTAGTGATATTCAAACTATTGATGAGCTTGAAATATACATTAAAGATGCTATTGAAGAACTTGAAATGCTTAAGGAGAGTCTAGATGTATGACGATCAAACAACTATTTGGAATGTATTAGGTATAGGACTTGGTGTTTTCTTTATAATCCGTACTATATATTATTATTGCCATTATAGATAACGTAGTCTAACGGACACAATTAAGTGTAGCCTCTACATTATAATCCTGAGTATGATTTAAAACTGCTCATTCCTTTTAACAACTAATAGGTATAAAAAATGTTTGAAGCATTTGTATTAGTATGTTTCATGGGTAATCCTGAATACTGCAAAGGCGTATCAGATACTCGTGGTCCATACGAAACTTCAGAAATATGTCATAGTCGTCTTGAAGAAATGAAAGATGATCTAATTGATGTGTTCCCTCAAACCAAGCTCTTACCACACTCAGGTTATTGTGGAAAGATCGATGAAACTAAAGAAAGAATTGCCTTATGAATGAAGACTTTAAAATATACTTTACTTTCTTAGATGACCTTCGAGAAAGTGGAGACACTAATATGTTTGGTGCTGTTCCATATCTAATGGATGAATTTCCTAATTTAACTAGATCTGAAGCACTTGATATTCTTGGAAAATGGATGGAGAGTTATAAATGAGTGATACACATATGAGTCTTAAGAATTTATATTCAAAACTCAACACTTTCATTGAATCAGAAACTGAAAATGAAATGGATGAACTTAGAAATATATTCTATGATATAATTCAAGAAAGAAAAAATGAAATTCAAGATAAAATCTGGAATGATATTATAGATAGTAATGAAAATTCTTGTATTTCTAATTTAAGTCATCATGACCTTAATATAATTATCAAAGGTATTGGTGAATATGAAAATCTTGATGATATGGTTCAAGGTATATTCGCAGATCCTTGTAATTCAGAATTCGGAGGTCTGTAATGTTGCATATACTATTCACAACTACAGTAGTTTCAATGATTGCGTATTATATGAAAATGAATAAAGAGCAATATATACTCGCAATGTTAATTGTAGTTCCTTTAATGATAGCTCATAAATTATACCTAGGAGAAATGTAATGGAAGTAAATTATAAAATATTACTTAGTGAAAAAGAAAGAGATCTTTTAATTGATCTCATAGAGCATAGAGTTTTCTTAATTCGTTCTAGAATTGATGAGTCTAATAAGAAATCTGATTGTAAAGAACTTGATATGCTTGAGAAAATAGGAGATCGTTTAGTATGAGTATTCCTAAAACTACTAGATCTCAATACAAACCTGTTATATCTGCTTCAGGTTTTGTTCTTAAAGCATGGGAAAGATACTCACACCATAAAGTAGCTCTCATGATTTCTCAAATCGAATCTGCTGAAGAATGGACTGATGGTGTTCTACGTGTTGTCATGAACTCAGGTGCATCACATTATATCTATGGTCAAATCTCTGATGTATTTACAGGTATAAAGAAATGAGATCTATACTTATAAATCCAATTAATGAAACCATTAAAGAAGTTTGGTATGATAAAAATAAAGAACTTTCTAGATTAGAATGGATTCAAGATAATTTAAGTGTTCGTACAATTTCTGGTATCCGTTTAGATGATAATGGTAATTACTTATATGTAGATGATGAAGGAATGTTATTGAACATGAATTACTTCTTTAGATATACTAACAATAATTTCTATGTAGAACCTGTATTATTAGCAGGTAAAGGTTTAGTTGTAGGTACTGATGAAGAAGGCAATGACATAGAATCTGAACTAACTATCGGCGATTTAAGACCTAAAATAGAATTTCTAGGTAGAAAGGCTTTACACTAATGAAATTATTTCACTTCGACGTTTCTGAAAGATCTTCTGTAGATAATAAAGTAAGAGCATTTGCAAAAGCAACAGCTTTAGATCTTGGTTTAATAACTAAAGAAGAAATTAAAACTAAACAAAAAGTAAATGGAACTCACTGGGTTCCTTTAGGTTCTTTCAAGAATAAGAAAGATGCCTACGACTATATTCAAATACTTCGAGATGAGCAAAAGAATGCACGATTTCAAAGTAACGCCTAAGCACGATCTGTCTTGGTTTATTAAATGGACTGCCAGCATTATAATACTTATAGGCATGTTATTAACATCAGCAAGTATTGAACCTTATAATATGATGTTTCATCTTATAGGTGTTGTAGGCTGGCTGTGCGTTGGTTTACTTTGGCATGATCGAGCTTTAATATTTATTAATGCAGTAGCATTGTTTATATTTGCTTCTGGTATTTTAAGATTTTATATGGTGACTATAGTGTAATGGTTAGCACGATAGATTGTGATTCTGTTAGTTTGAGTTCAAATCTCAATAGTCACCCCAGTTTAAAGGCGCAAGTAATTGATTTTGCCTTTAATTTGCAATGAGAGTCAAGGCCTCCTAGTCGGTAGCGACGAAATTAAATAACCACGCGACTCCTCTTGACAGGTTCCTTGAGCTCACTCGGCCTGGTGAGATTGCAAAAATAAGCCTAGAGTATATTGTCAGAATTCTGACAGTACTCTAGGCTTTTTTAAATTTTTTAGAACCCCACATCCGACACTAGTCACTTGCGGCGGACAGCTCAGCGATTTTACGTTGCAGATCTTCTTCAGACATGTCTGACGTATCTAAAGCTAGATTCGTTTGATCAATACGTTGCAACTTTGGCTGTTCATACTCGGCTAACGCTATGGCCAGTCGTTCAATTGTCTCTTGATCTTCTACTTGTATCGCTTTTGCTAGCTGAACTTTTAGAATGTCAACAGCTGATGGCATTTCAGTAATAACTTCATCTCGAATTTTTTTAAACTCGGAGGCTGACAGCTTCATAGCATCTCGGAGTGCTTTATTTTGTCGGCGCTTCTCTGCGCCACGTGCTTGCATCTCTCGAGCAGTTTCAGAATCTATAACTGGCCTAAGTTGTGCAAGAGAATTCGGGTGTTTACCACATTTTTCATAACCCATAATTAACCTCCATAAATATCTTTTAGGGGACGTTTAAGAGAGGCGTTGCCTCTTTCCCCTGCTTATTTTAAAAACCCACATCCGGGAGTATGCAGTAATGAAAATAATTTTTAAAATAAATCCAATTGCTAAAACACTTAAAGACCCTAAGTATCGTCCTAAAGTTATACCTAGTAAAAAGAAATATAACAGAAAGAAAACAAATGAAAAAGATAACCGTACTAAATAAACATGCAAAATTAATTGCAGAAAGGAATAAATATAAGATGGCTAAAGTAACAGCATCAACAATCTTACATGAAGCAGCTGAGCTTAAAGAAAAGAAGCAAGCTGATTATCAAGGAGATATGTGGACAGAAGAAGATTACTTTCCGTATGGAAATAAATCTTATATGCATATGATTCATACTAAGTATTTACGTATGCGTAGCTTAGCAGAAAATGAAGATAAAGAAATTAACTTTGAATCTTTAGAAGATACGCTTGTAGATATGGCAGTCTATTGTGCAATGTTTGCAGCGTACCTAGAAAATAAAAAGATATGACTAGATATGAAAGCAAATACTTACGTATAGCTGATGAGATACTAACGTATGGTGATTATAGAGAAACTAGAAATGGCTGGGTAAAATCTTTATTTACTCAGACATTACATTTCGATATGAGTGGTGATAGATTTCCTGTAATTACAACACGTAAAATGAATGTTAACAGTGTGTTAGGTGAATACGCTGCAATAATTAGAGGACCTAAAAATATAAAAGATTTTCAGAAATGGGGGTGTAATTATTGGAATGAGTTCGGAGATCCTGATACTGGCGAGTTACGCATTGACTACGGTAATAGTTGGGTTGATTATAATGGCGTTAATCAAGTAGAAGAATTACTATACAATATAAGAAACCATCCACAAGATCGTAGGCTGTTAATAAATGCATGGAATCCTAAGAATACACATACATCTAGCTTACCATGCTGTCATTTTATGTATCAATTTTACGTAGATAATTTTAATTTAGATTTAACAGTATACCAAAGATCTGGTGATTGGATGGTTGGTGTTCCTAGTGATATGATATTTGCAGCAACTTTCTTAGCAAATATAGCAAGTCTTAGTAACCTAAAACCAAGAAGAATTAATTTAATCATAGGTGATTGTCACATTTATAAAGAACATTTTGATAAAGTAACTGAGCAAATGAGTAGAGCTATAACAGCCCCACCATTATACAGTTTGCTACGTCAACATGAATTCGCAGACTTTGAACCTACAGATTTAAATATATTAGACTATAAACATAAGGAGTTTATAAAGTATGACCTTAAAAAGTGAATGGCTATCAGATATAAATGATATGCACTATAAGTTTGGTGCAACAGAGTGGGTAGAAAATATGCACCACTCAAAGAATTATAAATTATTAAAAGATTTTCTAGCATTCAGATTAGATTTTCTTGAAGAAGAATTCGAAGAAACTCAAGCAGCTTTCTTTAAGAATGATTCTAAAGAAGTTGTAGATGGTTTGATTGATCTTATTGTTATTGCAATTGGTACATTAGATTTATTTAAATGTAATGCTGATGTAGTATGGGATAAGATACATCATTCTAATATGGCTAAAGAACCTGGAGCAAATAAATCCAGGCAAAATCCATTTGGTTTACCAGACATGGTAAAACCTGAAGGATGGGTAGGACCTAACATAACTAAAGAAGATTGTGGTATACTACCTGACATTTTAAATCCTGAAGATAGAGACAAAAGAGATTTAGAAAATGAACTTAAAAATAATGTAGCTAACCTACAATATGAGGAGTAAGTATGAGTAAAGAAGATTTACAAGAAACTAATGTTGCTAATAACAATCCTGTAACGGTTGATGATGTTAGGCGAGCAATAATAGGTGATGAAAATAAATTCTTGTTATTAAATGTATTTGATAATTTAATGAAAGATAATCAACAACTTAAAGCTGAGCTTAATGCCAGCAGAAAGGCTAAGGAGAATGAGACTAACGTTTGATATAGAAACAGACGGTCTTGATGCAACTAAAATCTGGTGTCTAGTCATACAAGACATAGACACTGGTCGCATCATGAGATACGCAGACACTACAGATATTGAAAGAAAATATGATGGCAATATTAAGATGGGTCTGTCATTATTACAACACGCAAAGTTATTAGTAGCACATAACGGAATAGGGTTTGATGCTTTAATAATAAAGAAACTTTATGATATTGATTTGTATGATGGAGATAGGTTCTTCGATACATGGATAGCATCTCAAGTATTAAATTACAGACGACCACATAAACATGGGTTAGCTGGATGGGGTGAGTATCTTAAATATCACAAAGGAGATTACGATGATTGGTCACAGTTCTCTGAGAAGATGATGGACTATTGCGTAAGAGATGTTAAACTGAATACTAAAATATTTAATATTTTAATGGAAGAACTTAAACAGTTAGCTGACAAGCAACCCCTCATTCGTGAAGGTTTAAAGAATGAAATGTCAACTGCTAAATTCGATGCATACTGTAGATACTATGGATGGTCATTCGATAAGCATAAGGCATTGAATTTATTAGATAAAATTAAATCTCGAATGAATGAAATAGAAAAGATTGTTGAGCCTAAACTTCCAGCTGTCACTCGGTTAATTGATAAGCAACCAAAGACACCGAAGTATACTAAGAAAGGTTATTATACTGCAGCTACTGCACGTATGTTAAGTGAGTACCTAAAGATAGATGTTAAACCAGAGAACACTAAAGTCTGGGCAGCAGGTAAAGAGTTCCAAAGAAAAGTAACTAAGCCTGCAAACCTAGGTAATCTAGAACAAGTTAAAGAATATCTTTACACAATCGGATGGGAACCTGATGATTGGAAGATGGAAAGATTAGGTAGAGAGTTCATTAAGAAAACTCCTAAGCTAACTAAAACTTCTTTAGATAAATTAGGTTGGGATGGATCTGCTATACATCATTGGACAACACTTAGATCTAGACGTGGTGTAGTAGAAGGTTGGATAGAAAACCTACAGTTCGGTAGAAGATTACATGGTAAACTCTGGGTAGTAGGTACGCCTACATTTAGATGTCGTCATGAAGTTATCGCTAATCTACCTGCAATAACTGCTGAACTTGGTAAAGAACTTCGTGAATTATTAACAGCAGAACCTGGAAGAAAAATAGTAGGTGCTGACTCTAGTGGTAATCAATTCAGATCTCTTGCACATTATGCTAAAGATGATAACCTCACTAACCAAATTATGAGTGGAGATATACATCAGTATAACGCAGACATCATTGATACTGATAGACGTACTGCAAAGACTTGGATCTATGCATTTCTATTTGGTGCTGGTGCTACTAAACTTGGTAAAGTATTAACAGGTGTAGGTAATATTAAACGAGGTAAAGAATCTATTGACGCATACGGTAATGCGATACCTGGTTTGAAAGCATTAAAAGATAAGTTAGTTTCTATATGGAATACAACAGATGCACAAAGCAGTACTGAAGGTTATGTTCCTGGTCTTGATGGTCGTAAAGTATATACACCTCAGGATTATCAGACACTTAATTATTTACTACAAAGTTGTGAAGCTATTACAACTAAAGCAGCAGTAGCTTATCAAATGAATAAGATTAAAGAAGAAAAGCTGGATGCTGAACCCCGACTTTATTATCATGATGAAGTAGCTTGGTCAGTTAAAGAAGAACACGCTGATCGTGTATTAGAAATTCTAATAGAATCATTTGCTGAAGGTCCTAAGAAAGTAGGAGTTACAATCATGGCAGGTGAAGGTACAATCGGTAATAACTATGCGGAGGTTCACTAATGATAGTAGAAATTAATGTAACAAAAGACTTTGTTAATCAGAGAGAAGCACGTTCAGAAAAGTATAATCCTAGAGGACGTTCGCTTGAACAATTAAAACTTGATATTGAATGCGAGATATTTGAGTGGCACTTAATTGATAGAGGTACATGGAAAGACCATGATGCTTGGCAAGTTGATGGTGTCGATCAGATCTGGGGTAATGTTGATGTTAAGTTTATTAAAACCTGGTACAATATACCATGTAATAAAATGATTTACTTATTAAAGCAAAGAGAATTAACAAATGCTTTTATATTCTGTGAATGGAATGAAAGACCTCAGCGTTTATTAACTCCAGGAGATACAGTTAAAGTAAATACCCTAGGTATATTAGAGTACTGGGAATTAGTAGATCTAATTAAACCTTCTAAGTTTAATGGATTCTATGCAGATGTTCGTAAGTATTTAGAACAAACACCTAACACTTCTAAGTATACAATAAAAGATGAAAGGAAAACTAAATGAAACCAATTCAAAAGTTTATGTTGGTAGATACTGATTCTATATTCTTTAAGATAGCTTACAAAGCTAAGAATCAATCTGAATTAAGACGAAGCTACAATACTTTCTGTAATAATATGAAGATGGAAGTATCTAATAAATTAATTAATCCTTTTGATGATAGAGAAAAGCTTGTAGTTTTATATGCAGTTAAAGGTAAAGGAAACTTTAGAAAAGATTTAGCACCTAATTATAAATCTAATCGTCCTGAACTTGATAAGAAAATAAAAGATAGCTTAAATTATCTACATAAATATGCTGTATCTAAAGGTGCTGTCCAAGCAGATGGTATGGAAGCAGATGATTTAGTTTCTATCTGGGCACACGAAGCACTAGAAAATAAAGAAGACTATGTAATCTGTGGTATTGATAAAGATTTATTACAGATACCAGGTCATCACTATAACTATGGTAAAGATACTTGGCAACTTATTAATGAAGAAGAAGCCTTACATAATTTGTATCTTCAATGTTTAACTGGTGATAATACAGATAACATTCCAGGTCTTAAAGGTATTGGTCCTAAGAAAGCAGCAAAGATATTAGCTGGTGTACCATTAGCAAGACAATGGAATAAGATTAAAGCTACTTGGAAAGAGCATGAACAAACTATGAAACAGTTAGATCTTAGTCATAAGCTACTAAGAATGCTAACGACATGGACGGAATATGAAGATATTAAAGCACACATTCAAGGTGAAACCTCTGTCAGCAAATCAGATGACGTACAGGAACAAAGCGATAAAGCAGATCAAGTACGTAGAGTATCAGAATGAATTGAGAGATGAACTTCAAGGGGTTGAATGGCCCTTTGAAGATTCAGATTTCCTGGAGTTTGAGATTATTGCTGGTGTATCTAATAGAATGGCGGACCTAGATAATGTAGTGAAGCCACTGTTAGATACATACCAAGGTATCTTTGAAAAGTTTAATGACAATAAAGTTTATCACATAACATTAGATAAACACATAACAAATAAAGGTAAAGAATATCTCTATGTGAAAGTAGAAAAGTGGATAGACGCTTTACCTTTAACAATAGTAAATGACAAAGAGTTATTGGAAAGGACAATTAATTATGAGTTACAAGCAGACAGCCTGCCCAAAGTGTGATTCATCAGATGCGTTTACAATTTATGAAGACGGCGCATACTGTTTTTCATGTCAATATTCAACTAAGAAAGTAAATAATATGAATGACTTAGAACCTGTTGCTAAACCTAATAGCAGCATAACACTCGATGAAATCCATGAGTTAAATAGTTTTGCAATTACTTCTCGTGGTATAAGTAAACAAGTAGTAGATCACTTCGGAATTAAGATGGCAGTAAATCCTGACGGTTCCGGTGGTTCACACTTCTATCCGTATACAAATAAGTATGATGGTAAAGTGATTGCATTTAAAGAACGTAAGTTACCTAAAAGTTTTCTAGCACACGGTAACTTTACTAATATAGAATTGTTCGGTCAAGCAGTAAGTAACGGTGGTAAGACACTTGTAATAACTGAAGGCGAGCTAGATGCATGTGCAGTGGCACAAAGTTTCCTAGATAAATACAATAGAATATTTCCTGTAGTATCTATACCAAGTGCATCAGGTTGTAAGGTTGTACTTGAGCAGAGAGAATGGATTAGAAAGTTTGAATCCGTAATATTATTCTTTGATAAAGATGAAGCTGGTCAAGCAGCAGTACAGAAAGTTGCTAAGATAATTGGTGCTGGTAAAGTTAAAGTAGCTAAGCTATTAGAGAAAGATCCGTGTGAACAACTACTAAAGCATGGCTCTAAGAGTTTACTACAAAGCTACTGGGATGCAGAAACCTGGTCACCCGCTGGTTTAATAGTAGGTGAATCTATCTGGGAACAGTTTAAAGAAAGACAAAGAACCAAGTCAAGACCTTATCCTAAATGTTTAA